AAGTGCCAAAATGGTATGTTAATGACTTCTCCGATAAGAAGGCTTGTAATACAACAACCTTTGGTAAAAACAAAGATAAAATGTGTATCTTTGGTGTTGGTACTGCGGTATCACCCGATTTACAATTAGCAATAGAAAAGGGTATGATGGTTGCGAAATCAGAATTAGCTGATATTGTTAAAGGTGAAATGAACAAATCATCAAAAATATTCATCACCGAACTTGGTAGACAACATAACAAAACTACTGTGTCCGAAGTTGAAAGTACAATTGTCAACTTAATTACAAAGACACCAGTAAGAGGTTATGAAATCTTTGCTAAAGATATAACTATGACTAAACATGGTTATTACAGAGTATGGATTGGGTTAAGATTACCAATGGGTGATTATAATAAAATGTACAACTTTACAATCGCAGAAGCTGTTGATGCATACAATGTAAAATCAAAAGCTAAGATTGCGTTTGAAAAACTAGAGGAAACATCAAATGCAGATAATAATATACAGTAAGTTAAATTGTACGTTCTGTAACAAAGCGAAGCATTTAATTAAGACGCTCGGTTACGAATACACAGAAAAGAAAATGGAAGAGTTTGATAGTCCACAAGCAATGTTAGAAGACATTGGTAAACAAGTGAGAACTATGCCACAAATTAAGATTGATGGTACGTTAGTCGGTGGATACAATCAACTAATAGAATACTTTGCGGACTTAGGTAAAGTAAACTTTAAAGGTGAGATCATTGTCAAATAAAGACGATTATAAAAACGTAATAGCTTTCCCTACAAATAGAATTGTAGAAAGATCAACGGCTGGTCCTAAGAAAAAGGACCAAAAGTTTTTAGATCAACTGCATAAACAACAAACTAAAGAGTTTGTTGAAACAAGTGTTGATGAAATGAGTTTATCTCTATTGAAAAGTTTTTACAATATGGGTATTAAGACCGAAAGAGGTGAGTTTACCAAAGATTTGGCAATGTTAGTAGATACAATGCGTGGTTTGATTTATAGAGATTTTAATATGAGACACGCAGCGCAAGTTCTATCAGAAGAAATGGTAGAACTAAAAGTAAATAAAGATGGTGGTCAAAGTGCTAGAATTAACTACGACATATTCCACAAAGGTAAATCAACTAGACCTTTCAGTAAAGAGATTAAAGAGGAACTAAAAGATGGCCCAGATTGGTTGGCGCCAGATGAGGACCTTGACAAATGAATTCGCTAAGAATCGCCTTCGCAGGTTGTAAAATAGTTTTAATTAAACTCAAATATATAAAGGAGTATATATAATATGTTAAATACATTAAAAAACTTGTTTGGTAAAGACGAACTAGTAAAAGTAAAAACAGTGAAAAGAACTGTTGCTACAGAAACTAGAGGCAGAAAAGCTTTATCAAAAAAACAAAAACTACTTAACTTACTATCAAAAGGTGGTAATGTTGCTTGGACTTCAATTCAAAAGAACTTTGATTTAGAGTCTCCAAGATCAATGATTGACACGCTTAGAGCTGAAGGTCACATGATCTATGGTAACAGAGTTGGTGGAAAAAAATACTACAGAATGGGAACTCCAACAAGAGCTATCATCGCTGCTGGTATCAAAGCGTTATACGGAACTCCGTTCAAGTATGACAACCACACTGTTTCTGTAAAGAAAGCAGACCTAATCGCACTTGATGCGTAATTAGAAAGCTAGATGGGGCGCTTCGGCGCCCTTTCTTTTTATACAAATGGACATATACCAATGATAGATAAACTATTGATAGAACAAATTGAACAACAGACTTCAGATACTGAAGTTGCAGTTCTACTTTCTGGTGGTGTGGATAGTTTATCAGTTGCATTTGCTGCTCATAGAATGGGTAAGAAAGTTACAGCATATACGTTTCATCTACAAGATCAACCAACCTATGACGCTACAAAGGCCGCTGAAGTGGCAAAACTCTTTGGTTGGGAGTGTAACATCATAGTAGTACCAACACACAATTTACAAAACGATTTTCAAAGACTAGTAAAAGAAGTTAAATGTAAAAAGAAAACACATTTTGAATGTTGCTTTCCTTTTTTATACGTGTATCCAGAGATTAAAGAACAGGTAGTATTAAGTGGTTGGGCAGCTGATGGTTATTATGGTATATCTAAAAAGGCTATGTTACATTATGGTCCAGGTAAACCAAAAACAAAATTTGATGAGTTTAGAGATAACTACTTTGATATAAACAATCAAGCAGGGTATCTATGGCATGAATTGATTGCTAGAAACAATAATAAACAACTCATTACACCATATCTATCTCTTCCTGTCAAGGATTTCTTTTATAATATGACATGGGAAGAAGTAAACAAACCATTTCAAAAACATCATGTAGTTACTGCATTTGAAGAATTTAAAAAGTTTAAATTTAAGAAACATATCAACTTACAGTTAGGTGCTGGTGTGGACAAATTATTTGAAACCCTAATTGATGATAAATTTATTAACTTTAAATTTAGAAAACGAGTAATGGACATATGTAGAGATTGGTCTACAATGTCAGATGATATAGGAGTGCTACAATAATGATTATAATAGATTTAAACCAAGTGATGATTTCAAACCTGATGGCTCAAAGTAGAGGTGATGTATCAGAGTTACCAGATAAAGACGCTGTAAGGCACTCTATCTTAAATACAATAAGAGCTTTCAATGTTAAGTTTAAAGATGAGTTTGGTACGTTAGTATGTGCTGCTGATGCTGCTGATCCATGGCGTAGAGATATATTTCCAAACTACAAACATCAAAGAAGAAAAGGTCGTACTGAAAGTAAGATTGACTGGAGTGGTGTGTTTGGTATAATGAGCGATATACGAAAAGAACTTACAAACAACTTACCTTATAAAATATTACACGTGGAAAGATGTGAAGCAGACGATATTATTGCTACACTTGTTGCGTTAAGAGAAGAAGAAAAGTATATAATCGTATCTGGAGACAAAGACTTCATACAACTACAACATTATGGTAATGTGTCTCAATATAGTCCATTACTAAAAAATTTTATGGGTAAAGATGTAGATTCAGAAACTTTTTTAAGAGAACAGATTATTAAAGGTGATAGATCAGATGGTGTTCCAAACATATTAAGTCCTGATGATATTTTCTTAACACCAGAAAGACAGAAACCAATTAATAAAAAGAGATTGGCTGAATGGGCTGATACAAACAATATACCTCTTGGAAGTCAAACAAGAAAGTATTTTGAACGTAATAAAAAATTAATAGATTTATCTATGATACCAGAAGACATTAAAACTAGTATTATAAATAGGTACAGAAACTATAAAGATAATGACAGATCGCTACTGTTACAATACTTTATAGATAATAAGTTAAAAGCATTGATTGAAAACATTAATGATTTTTGAAAACATATATATGGAGATAAAAAATGGCTGAAGAACGAGCAAGAAATCCTAATTTGATTTCACCGAAAAGTATGGAAGCGATGTCCGCAACATCTGGTTCGGGTAGACAATTAGTTAGTGAGATATTTACTAAAATTAACAACGCAAAAGATAAAGCTAAGAAGATTGAGGTGTTGAAAAAACATGATACACCTGCAATGAGAATGCTTCTTAAAGGTGCTTTTGATCCAAACATAGAATGGGAATTACCTCCTGGAACTCCTCCTTACATTGCTAATGAGGCACCTATAGGTACACAACATACTTACTTGGAGAATGAAGCTAGAAGGCTTTACAATTTTGTTAAAGGCGGTAACAACGAACTTAATAAAGTAAGAAAAGAAGCTTTGTTTATACAGATATTAGAAGGACTTCAGGTTGAAGAATCAAAAGTTCTGATTGATGTTGTAAACAAAACTCTTAATAAGACATACAAAGGTCTTACCGGCGATATGGTAAAAGAAGCGTTCGGTTGGAACGTTGATTTTGTGAAACCATAGAGAATCACACAAATAAAGGGTGCGACATTTGATGTTCACCCTTTGTTCCCCCAAAACCCCCTATTATTAATACCAAAATACTTGTTGACAATCCCTCTATTATATGTTATTATATAAATATGAAAGAGAGGAAATTATATTATGCGTAAATTTGTGATAACAGTAATAGTATTAAATTCTATTATATGGTTTGGACTATCTAGTCTGGCCAAAGCCAATGAGTATAACACAGCCGTGATCGGTCATGTTGTATCAGAAACAATTAAAGGTACCAACATGGACCACCAGAAATTGTTAGAGGCTGAAATGAGTAAAATGGCACATACATTTACTTTACAATTAGTCAATGTACTACAACAACATCTACCTTACATTATGGATTCCGTAATGACACAGTTAAGACTTGACCTTGATAAGAAACACAAATGCTTATTATTAAAAGATTCTAAAATCGGGGATAAAGAATGCCAAAGAAACGAAACACAGCAGTGATTAAAAAAGTATTAAAACGAGAACTTGTAAGTAATCGTAAATACAAGACTACTTACAAAGATATTAAGAAGTATTTTAAGATTATCAATAAGGCTGTATTCAGTAATCTGTTGTCACCTTTCAATGAAATCTTAATTAAAAAGATTTATTCAGAGGCAGCTTCTAAAAAATATTGTTATGGACAAGTTATTGCTTGGGAATGGAAAAGAAAAGGTACCAGAGTTTATCATTTAGAAATGCTACCTTATTATCATAACAAAAAAGAATTCGTGGACACTTTAGGACACGAAATGGTACATCTATATCAAATGGCTAATGTGGGTGACACAGGAAATCATAACAAACTGTTTTATAGTTTCAGGCCAAAATTAAATAGAATAGGTTTAGACCTATAGAAAGTATATTATGGAAAATGTGAGAAG